AGTTTATTTTTAAGCGTGCAAAATTGAAGGTTTTATGATACATTTTGAATTTGCCTTTATAAAGGGCTTTTGTTTGGGTATGACTATAGACAATATTGAGGAAATAGACGCAATAGAATTAAGGCTTTTTTTAGTTTTTATTTATATAGGAATTGTATTTGATAATGAGTAAAGGCAGACCACCAAAACCAACAGCATTGAAAAGAATGGCTGGCACAGACCAACCATGTAGAATAAACCCCAATGAAATGGAGGTTAGTCTATTGGCTAATATACCAGAACCTCCAATAGTATTAAATGACTATGGAAAAAGAGAATATAATATAGTCTGTACAGAACTTTATAGTAAAAAAATGCTTCATTTAGTAGACCTTTCTTTGGTTACTGCATACGCTAATGAGATGGGTCTATATATAGAAATGGAAGAAAAGCTAAAAAAAACTGGAAGAATAGATGAATTTTATAATGAAGATGGAGCTTTAATAAGAAGAACTACAAAACCAGAACAAAGAATAGCCAATGATTCACTAGCAAAAGCTTTAAAAATAGCTTGTCAGTTTGGACTTACACCATCAGCTAGAACTAGAATAAATGCACCAGAAATAGTAGATAATACATTTAAGTTATGAGCAAATACTATTTTGATGAGCAGACAGCTAACAAAGCTGTAAAATTTATAGAAACACACCTAACACATACAAAAGGAGAACTAGCAAAAAAGCCTTTTATACTCCAAGAATATCAAAAAGAGCAGATAATAAAGCCTTTATTTGGATGGAAAAATGAAGATGGAACTAGAAAATATAGAACATCTTTTATTTTTTTACCTAGAAAAAATGGAAAAAGTACACTAGCAGCAGCTATAATTCTTACTTTATTATACTTAGATAATGAATTTGGAGCAGAATATTATAGTGCTGCTAACGATAAAGAACAAGCAAAATTGGTTTTTGAATGTGCTAAAGGCATGATAGAAAACAACCCAAAGCTAAATAACTTTGTAGATATATTTAAAAATTCTATTGTTTACAATGCACAAGGTTCATTTTATAAAGCTATAAGTAGAGAAACAAGTACAAAGCATGGTTTTAATGCAGCTGGTTTTATTTATGATGAGTTACATGGTATGCGTGATGATGGAACAGAAAACCTTTGGCAAGTAATGGAAACATCAACTGGAAGTAGAAGACAGCCCTTAGCAATAGCTATTACTACAGCTGGTTTTGATAAATATTCTGCTTGTTATAAGATGTATGATTATGCTAAAAGGATAAAAGAAGGCAGCATAGTAGACGAACAATTTTTGCCTGTAATATTTGAAGCAGATGAAGATGATGATATTGCAGACCCAAAGACATGGGCTAAAGCTAATCCTGGTTTAGGAATATCTTTAAAAGAAAGCTACATGGCAAGAGAAGCAAAAAAAGCAGAGTCTCAGCCTAGCTATGAAAACATATTTAGAAGACTCCACTTAAACCAATGGACTACAAGCCAAACTAGATGGCTCAATGATTCAGATATAGTAGCTTGTGATGAAACAATAGCAGAAGAAATTTTACTTAATACTCCTTGCTATGGTGGTTTAGATTTAGCTAGTGTAAGAGACCTAACTAGCTTTGTATTAGTTTGGAGAATAGGAGAAAAAATAATTACAAAACATTGGACTTTTTTGCCAGAGGATAAATACGAAATGAGAACAGGAGGCAAAGATGGAGTAAACTACATGGAATGGGCAGATTATTTAGAAGTTACTCCAGGCAATGTTACAGATTATAATTTTGTACAGGCCAAGATAGAAGAACTTGCAGAAAAATATAAGATAACCTCTATAGCTTTTGATAGATGGAATAGTAGTCAGCTTGTCTTAAATTTAGTAGAGGTAGGATTAAAAATGAGTGCTTTTGGTATGGGCTATAAATCTCTAAGTCCAGCAGCAAAAGAAATAGAAGCAAAAATATTAGAACGAAATTTTATATATTTTAATGACCCAGTAATTAGGTGGCAGTTTGGAAATGTAGAACTACAAGTAGACCCAGCTGGAAATATTAAACCAGATAAAAGCAAAAGCTCAGCCAAAATAGATACTATAATGGCTTTGTGTATGGCAGTAGGAGAAGAATTATTTAGCGAGACTCCAATAGAAAGCAAATATAAAAGAGATGGAGCTGGATTTTTTACAATATAAGCTATTGCTTTATACAAAAAAAATATATAAATTGCAAGAAATATTTATTTAATGGGATTTTTTGACTTTTTTACTGGCAAAAAAAATGAGCCAGAAGAGCGTAATTATTTAGATTATGCTATAGGAAATGTAAGCTCTAAGAGTGTTTTAGTAAATCCAGATACTGCTTTAAATTTTTCTGCTGTATATGCAGCAATTAGAGTAATAAGCGAAACAATAAGCCAATTACCTTTTTGTTATTACATAAAAACAAATAATGGCAGAGAAAAATATATAGAAAGTCCATTGTATTTATTAGGACATAGCGAGCCTAATCACATACAAACTAAATACATATTTTTTGAAACTTTAATAAATACTTTGCTTTTGTATGGTAATGCTTATGCACATATACAAAGAAATCAACGAGGCCTACCTATTGCATTATATTTATTACATCCAGATGATGTTAAAGTAAATTATGTTAATGATGCTTTGCTTTATGAAGTTAAAGATGTAGGGAATTACGATTCTTCAGATATAATACATATTCCAGACATGGCTTTAGATGGTATTATAGGGCAAAGTAGAATAGCTGCAGCTAAAGATAATATAGCTTTAGGTATTGCAGCTCAAACTTATGGAAAAGATTTTTTTGAAAGTGGAGCCAAAGTTAGCGGAGTATTAAAACATCCAGGCCAACTTGGAGCTGATGCTATGAAGTCTTTGAGCCAACAATGGCACAGAACTTACCATAGTGGATATAAAGGTAATTTTAAAACTGCAGTACTAGAGGAAGGCATGGATTATAAAGCTATACAGCTTAGACCAGATGAAGCTCAGTTTTTAGCAACTAGAAAATTTAGTATTTTAGAAGTAAGCAGAATATTTAGAGTACCTCCACATTTATTAGGAGATTTAGAAAGAGCTACTTTTTCAAATATAGAGCAGCAGTCTATAGAATTTGTTACACACACTATAAACCCTTTAGCTACAAAGATAGAGCAAGAGTTTAATAAAAAGCTAATTTTTGAAAATGATAAAGGCAGTACATATTTTGAATTTAATACTACTGCTTTATTAAGAGGAGATAGCAAGAGTAGAGCTGAATATTATGCAAAATTATTTAGCATAGGTGCTATAAGTCCAAATGAGATAAGAAGAAAAGAAAATATGAACGACAGCGAAGATGGTAACAAGTATTATGTTCCAATGAATATGCTAGCAACAGATAAAAAGCAAGACAATGAGTAAAGATTTAGAAATAAGACAATTTGAATGCCAGGAGCTAAGAGCAGAAACTACAGAAGCTGGAGATACTATTGTAAGAGGATATGCTGCAGTATTTGACCAACTTAGCGAAGACTTAGGAGGCTTTAAAGAAAAAATTAATAATAGAGCTTTTGATAAAGTGCTAGAAAATGATGTAGTAGCTTTATTGAATCATGATAATAATATAGTATTTGGTAGAACTACAGCTGGCACATTAAAATTATCTGTAGATGAGAGAGGTTTAGTATCGGAGATAACTATGCCAAATACACAAGCTGCAAAAGATACCATAGAGCTTATGAACAGAGGAGATATTTCTAAAATGAGCTTTGGATTTTATGTAGATAAAGATAAATGGGAAGAAGATAGCACAGGATTTGTACGAGAAGTCAAGGAAGTAAAAAGACTAATAGATGTTAGTTTAGTTACTAGGCCAGCTTATCCGCAAACAAGTGCTGCTGTCCGCTCTTTAGACCATCACAAACAAGACAACAAGGACAATATAAAAACAAGAAAAAGTAAATTAACACTATTAAAATTAAAAAAGTGAAAAAAACTTTAAAGCAATTAAAAGAAGAGCGTCAAGTAGCACTAGATGAAATGACTGCTCTTATAAATGTAGCAGAAGCTGAAGACCGAAATCTAACAGATGAAGAACAAGTTTCTTTTGATGCTACAGAAAAAAATGTAAATGACTTAGGTAATCGAATTGAGCGCTTAGAGCGTTCATTGGAATTAGCAAAAGCTAACCCTGTAAATTTTGCAACACAAGATGTAAAAGAAACAGATAAAGATTTGAGAAAATTCTCATTTGGTGCAGCAGCTAAAGCAGCTTATACTGGAGTAGTAGAGGGGATTGTAAAAGAAATGGATGCAGAAGCTAGAAACGAGTCTCCAAATGCAATGTATAGAGGGATAGCTATTCCATCTGCTGTATTGCAGTCAAGAGCTTTAATTACTACAGGCAATGCAAAAGGGACAGAAGTAGCATCTTTTGTAGACCAATTACAAGCTAATTCTGTTTTAGCACAAGCTGGAGCTAATTTTTATACTGGACTTAGTGCAGATAGAAAATTCCCAATAGTAGGCTCTTGTACTGCATCTTTTGTATCTGAGTCTGGATATACATCTGGAACTACAGAAGCAGCAGAATCTGGAGCTTTAACAGCAAAAACATTGTCTCCAAAGAAAATTATTTCTTTAGCGTCAATGAGTGCAGAGCTTATGGAACAAAACCCAGCAGTTGAGGCAGCAATGCAAAGAAATTTAGCAACTGCAGTAATGGCTCAATTTGAGGCTAACTTGTTAGCAGCAGCAGACCAAACATCTACTACAGGCTCAAATGGACCTACTTCTATTTTTAAAGATGTACTAGATGGAGCTACAGGAACAACTGGAATTACTGCAATGGCTATAGCTGATGTATTAAACTGCGAGGCTAATGTATTAGCTAATGATGTAAACCCAGCAGCTTCTCGATTAGCATACATTTTTAATGCTAGTGGTTTAGGTGCAGCTAAAGGTTTAGCATCTAACAACTATGTAGATGGTTATATGGACAATTTCCAAAAGACTATAAATACATACCCTTTCCAAGTTTCTTCTAACTTAGGTAGAGCAGCTGATGGAACAGCTGGAGCTGGAGATTATGTATTCTTTGGAGATATGAGCGACATTCACTTAGGCCAATTTGGTGGAATGTCTATCTTATTTGACCCATATACTACTGCATCACGAGGAATTGGAAGACTGGTAATCACTAACCTATTAGATGGTTTAGTAGCTCGACCAGACAAAGCTTTCTCTTTCTTTGTAGATACTAATTCATAGTAGAGTAATTTGTATAATAAAAAGGGATGGGATTAACCTCCTGTCCCTTTTTTTAAACTTAAATAAATGGCACAATTTGCATCTATAGCTACATATTCTGGAACAGAGGTAATTACACTATCTGAGGCCAAAGAATATTTAAGAGTAGGACACAGCACAGATGACACCTATATAACTGAATTAATAAAGATTGCTAGAGTACAAGTTACAAATGATACTAGAGCAGCAGTAGTTGATACTCAGATTGTAGAAACTTGTAAGGATTGGCCAGATGATGATATATTGTATTTAAGCTATGCTGGAGGAGTTACAAGTCTAACTATAGTATATTTTGATAGTAATAATGCAGCACAAAGTTTAGCAGCCTCTGATTATTTTAATTTTAGTACAGCTAATGGTATACCAAAAATACAACTTAGAAACACCTACCCATTATTTGATAGACTAGATGCAATTTCTATAAGTTATACTAGCACTCCTTTAGCTGAATACACAAAGCCTTTAAAAATAGCTATGTTGATGCTTATACAACACTATTACGATAATAGAAGCCCTGTATCTTATTTAAAAGTAGATGAGTTGCCACTAGGTTATAGAAATATAGTGAATCAATATAAAAATTATGATTGGTGATTAATCCAGGAGAATTTAGACATAAAACAACCATAAACATAAATACAGGCACTCAGCAAAGTAATTATGGAGATATAGTAGTTTCTGCAACTACAGCTAGTGATAGGTTTGCAAGAGTAAAATGGCTGCCAGGTACTGAGCAAGAAAATGAAGGTATATTGAATCTAATTAAAAATGTAGAATTTACTTACAGATATGAAACTATAACAGATGAAATAGATTTAATAGACAGCATAATTTATGATTCTGAAAATTATTATATAAGGAGCGTAGAATTTAAAGGAATGGGCAACCAACAGCTAGTAATAATAAAAGCACATACAGCAAAAAATTGATTGGAATAAAAGCAAGCATAACAGGAGATAAAGAAATAGATAGGCTATTGAGAGATTTAGGGCAAAAGTCCCTAAAGGATGCTGATATAAAAAGAGGACTAAAGCAAATAGCAAAGCCTTTAATAAAAGACATAAGAGGCAACATTAATAATGTAACAGGTAATTTAAAAAAGTCGATTGGAGTAATAAAAGGAATTAGAGGAACTAAGGGCAAGCCATTTATTTTAGTAGGTGCTAGAGTATATGGAAATTTTAAAGGATTTCATGCTCATTTAGTAGAAGTAGGAAAAGAAAATTTTGATGTTGATTGGACAGGAAGAAGATTTATAGAAGCTGCTTTTAATGCTAATAAAACACAAGCTCTATCTAAAGTTAGAGATTTAATGCTAAAAAATTTAGAAAAAAAGCTTAAAAAGTTTAAATAATGAGTTTAGATGGAAGAATAGCAAAAATTGGAGATGCTATATTTAGTATGCTAAAAAGTGTACCATTTGGAGGTGGGCCTAGTGTATTAGCTGAACCTGGAATGGACGCTGCTAAAATACAGCCAGAGCCATTATTAAATCAAAATGACCCAAGTGCAGCTGTTACTTATCAAATAGATGCTATTACCCCTGTATATGTTAAAACAGGAAATGGGGCTATTTTGCATGGACAACCAGCTTATGAAATAGTAGACTTTACAATATTAGTACACAATAGAGATTATGAAAACTGCTGCAATTTAGCAGAAGCTGTTATAGGTGTTTTAGTACTACCAATAACAAGTAGTAGCTTTGGTACAACTACTACATTTAAAATAAATGGAGTATCTTTAGAAAGCCTTAGCGAAGACTACAACAAACAGAGAAAATATTACACAAAGACTCTAACTTTTCAAGCTAGAGTATTGTAAAACAATTAAATATCAATTAAATTGCAAACTAAATAAATAAAAAAAAATGGCAACAGGATTAGTAAATGGAACTGACCTCCTATTAAAAGTGGGCAGCTC